GGCAGCGGCACCGATGGAGCGGCGGCAACCCTCGAGGGGTTTCGGTTCATCGGCGCGGAGCTCAATGACACCGACAACGAGCCGTTCGCATCGATTGCGCGAGCCAGGATATCGCACGTCGAGGGCCGAGACTTCAGGCCGCGTGAGTCATTGCGCGCGGAACGAGCACCGAAACAATGTTGCTTATTTGAGGTGATAGAGTGACCCCGCCTCTCATCTACGTCGCCGGCCCGTACCGCGCGAGCACTGAGTATGGGCTCCACGACAACATAGCGCGCGCCCGTCAGGCCGGCGCGCTGCTCGCTGCTTCTGGCGCCTACCCAGTAATCCCGCACTGTAACACCGCGTTCATGGGCGGGCTGCAGTCGGACGCATTCTGGCTCAAGTCGACGCTGGAGCTACTGCGTCGCTGCGATGGCGCCGTGTTCGTCGGCGCGTGGCGCCGCTCTGTCGGCTCGGTCGGCGAATGGCAAGAGGCTGAGCGGCTAGCGATGCCGCGGCTCGAACTTGAGTACACGCACGCATGCACGGCGGAGCTGCAGACGTGGCTGCGCGGTGTGTGCATGCGGCGAGTATGTGCAGACAGTTAACACATAACCCAGGGATGGGAGCCAATGCTGATGATCCATAAAGCACTGAGAAGACTTGCATACAACGCGCACACATTCGCGCGACACTTGCACATCTGGGCGGACGTGAAGTGCTCCGAGCACGACTGGGATGCGCGGATCGGCTACTGGCCAGAGGACGAGGGTAGTGAAGAATGACCAAAGAGGATGCGAGACGGGCCCGGCTCAGGATTGAGATCATAAGCAAGCTGCCAGATCTCAATGCTGACGAAACTGAGGTGCTGACGGTAATACTGCGCCGACTTTGGCTAGGCCGTGGGCTCTATGGTCCGCTCGGTATCGCAACAGATAGCCGCGACTGGAACAACGAAGCGCTTGAGGAGCACCTCGACGGGCTCGTCTATCTGGCGTGCGATGCGATACGGAGACGCCGTAGCGCTAAACGGCCTTCGCTATTGCGGCAAGCAGCGCGGTGGTTGGGGCGACTTTGGCGGTGGATACGGTGGCGACCGTGACCGCCGCCGTTGTCGACCTCGAGGAATACCGCGCCGAGCGGATGGCGCCGTGGTTTGAGGTGCGGTGGGATCCTAATGACGACTTCGTCACAATCGAGCAATTCGGCGGCGACGCGATAATCCTGCCGCGGAGCAAGATCTGGTACCTTATCCGCGCGCTCGAGTCGCTAGCGCCGTGAGTTATGACAACGGCGTTGGCTGCAAGATATTGGCGCGCGTGCAAACAGCCAAGATCTTTGACGTGCGCAGGCTCGCACACTGGCTCGGCGTGACGTTATCGCCACGCGATGCCGTCCTACGTAGGAGACTGACGGAGAGGCTTTTAGCTTTGGAGGACGAGAGAGATGCAACAGCAGGCATTAGCGCTCATGCCGCGGCCCACACGGCACAACCCGCGAATAGATATGACATGGCACCCTGACGTTATCGAGCAGGCGCCAGTCTCTGGCAGCTGGGGAGCCAGGTGGATCTGCCGCTGCGTCGGCTGCGGCAAACGATTAACTCGCAACGGTACCGATATCCGTAAAAGCCACGTTAAGGGCCATCGGGTGCGCTGCGTTAAGTGCGCCGCTAGTTATTACGCCGCAACGCGCACATCAACGCGACTGCAGCATATGCATCAGGTGCGCGCGGTGACACCGGTATGCACTGACCGGCGCGAGGCTAACCCAATTAAGTGCCGCCTCTGTTATGACCTGCCGTGGCGTAGGCCAGAGAGCGGCTGCGAACGGTGTGGTGGTGAGTATAAAGAGGCGGAGGTAACGAGCGCGATCGAATACGCAGACCGCAACGTAGGGGGCACGAGATGGCCGGCCACGTACTAGGATTAGACCTGTCTTTACGCGGACTTGGCATGTGCCTGGTCCCGCTCGATTGGGATGGCGAATGGCCGCGAGTGATTACCGATCGCGCGTCTAAACCGTTGCCCGCTAATGCCTCAGCGGCAACACAAGCGGAGCGGCTGCGTCAATTAAGACAAGCCGTTATGATGTTTACGTCGCGCGCTCAATGGCCAGCAGTTATCCGCGCTGTCGTTATTGAGGAGTATTCATTCTCGCGCGGTGCTAGTCGTGCGCATGCATTAGGTGAGCTCGGCGGTATCATTAAGCTCGCGGCGTACGAGTCGGGCTTAACGATCGAGACCGTCACCGCAAACCGTGCGCGCACACTGCTGGGCAAACAGCCGCAAAAAGACGCGAAAACATGGGCTCACCTGCGTCTTTATGCTGCCGGTGCGCCACGCAGTTGGAGCGCAGACGAGTGCGACGCGTTCCTCTGCTGCAACTGGTGGATGAGCGAGAACGAGGGCCGCGCAATCATGATGTGCGAGGCCGCACGAACGAGCACGACGCTGGCACTTGCACTTGTGAGGACCCGGGCACCTGTGCTATAGTCGTTGGCCCATTGGGACCACGCGGGAAGCCCATCACGCTATGCGCGGCCTGCTACAGAGAGTGGATATACGAGGCGACACAGAAGCCGGCTGATACGCCTGTAATAGTGCCCGAGCGATGTGGTCAGACATCGCCCAGGCGGACATCAAAACGCGGGAAACGTTAGATGACTGATACAAGCTTTAACGACAGCACGCGGTCAGTCAATGGTGAGCGGGTGTGCAGGCATACTCCGCACCTGGATGCGGTCGCAGCCGAACAGTGCAAGGCCTACAACGAGACGCTCTCCTGCGAGTGCCGCCACCGTCCCCAAGGCAAAACCCCAGATCGTACGGCATGGCTCAAAAAGCACGGGTTTCTGTGCCGCAAACGCACCGCGCGCGGATGGCGCAGAGCGTGGCAGTGCAAGATATGCTTGCGCGATATGGGCGGCGACGGGAAGAATGCGGGGCCACCGACTGAGCATCTCCCTGAATATATAGAGCGCGACCACCCGGATGCGGTTTGGGTGCGCGATATGCGCCTATCTGCATACGACCGCGCTAAGCCGTCAGCGGCGGCCCGGCGTGAAGCTTGGTTTAAAGACCATGACTTATATCTGCAAACGCCACAGTGGCAGGCGTTGCGACAGCAAGTGCTATCGCGTGATAAGTCGCGCTGCGTGAACTGCGGCCGTCACGCTGAGCACGTGCACCACATGACGTATGAGCGTTGGCAATACGAGTCGCTTGATGACCTCGTGTCGCTGTGTCGCGTGTGTCACGAAAAGGAGCACGGGCGATGAGATCCTACGCCAGCATCGCGCCAACATTCTGGACCCGTGGTAGCGGTAAGCGACTGCGGGGAGACCTCGAGGCGCAGGTTGTAGCCCTCTATTTGATGAGCTCTCCGGCCACGACAATGGTCGGGATCTTCCACCTTGCGCTTCCGACGCTGTGTCACGAAACGGGTCTCCCCTTGGAAGGGGCTTTGAAGGGGCTTGCAAGGTGCTCAGAAGAGGGTCTCGCTTACTACGACGAGGAAGAGGAACTCGTGTGGGTGCCGGCGCTTGCTCAGCACCAGCTAGGCGATCATTTAGGCCAAGGAAAGAGCGGTAAACTGGACCATCGTGTGACCGGCGTGAAGCGTGCGCTAGCTGCTTACAAGGGTCACCGTTTCTATGATCTGTTCCTTGAACGCTACGGTGACGCCTACTCGCTTTTTGATGGCGCAGAACGGGAGCTGAGGAAGCCCCTTGATAGGGGCTCTCGCGCACGCGCGCGTGTTCCTGCTCCTGCTCCTGTTCTTATTCCTGATCCGGAGGGGGCGCAGGGGGAACCAGAGCCGAGGGCTAGCCGCCCTAAGCGCAAGGCGTCCGAGACGACGTTACCGGAACCGTTCGGTCTCACCGATAAGCACACGGCTTACGCTGCCGGCAAAGGCTGGCCGGAGTGGTGGCTTCGGAACAGACACGAAGACTTTTGCGGCAAGGCGATTGCGAAGGGTTGGCGCTACACGAATTGGGATCAGGCGCTGTACACATTCCTTCGTGGCGAGATTGCATACAAGCGCGGCCCGGATGAATTGGCGCACCTGGGGCCGTCAGTCGCATCCGCACCGGAGCTTACCGACGAAGCGCGCAAGCGCGCCGAAGCGTTGGCACGCGACAGGGAGTCCAGAGGCAAGGCTGCATTGGGCCGACTTGCGGCCAAGGGTATCAAACCGCCAGAGCGCCGCGACCTCGAAACGATTACGGGTGAGATGCCATGAACGCAAAACTAGACCGCGTTCCGCCGAACGACCTTGACGCAGAGGCCGTGGTTATTGCTAGCGCGATAATTGACCCGCGCATCGTTGCCGATCTGCGTGAGGTGCTCAACGCTGACGATTTCTATTCCGACGCCAACCGTCGGATATTCGACGCGCTAGCCGAGCTCGATGAGACCGGCAGCAACATCGACGAGGTCGCGGTGCTTTCGCTGCTACGAACCCGGGGGCAGTTAGAGAGAACCGGTGGGGCGAGTTATCTTGCGCAGTTGGTTATGGGCACGCCGGCAACCCTGCACGCCAAGCAGCACGCCGAGGTCATTCGCGAGAAGGCCCGCCAGCGGCGCACAATTGCCCTTTGCCAGCGCTTCGCTGCCGAGGGGTACGGAGATGTTGGCGCGGTCGGCGACTGGCTTCAGCGGCTCGAAAGAGCTGTCTACGAGCTTGGCGAGTCTAGCGCGGTGGATGCAGTTGAGACTTTTGCCGAGGCCGTGCCGAAGACCATTGCGGAAGTCCAGGAGCTGCGTGCGGGCGGAGCCGCGCCATTTGTTGCAACCGGCTACACTGACCTAGACCGAAAACTTGGTGGCGGCTTACGTAGGAGCAAACAATACGTTGTCGCTGGCAGGCCTGGCATGGGCAAGTCTGCGATGGCGCTAAACCTTGCGCTGAACGTTGCAGACACGAATCAAGCCGCGGTGGTTATCTCGTGCGAGATGAGCCGGGCCGAGCTTGTCTCGCGCGCGGTGGCGGTGCGCGGGAACCTGGATGTGGCCGGGCTACTAGCCGGAGATATGTCAGATGCGACATGGGCGCTGGCGCTCGAGGCCGCCGAAGACTTGCGCCATAAACCCGTGGCGCTGCGTTACTGCCCAGCCGCAACTATCAGCGCAATCCGCAGCACCGTTCGAAGCGCAATGCGCCAACTTAAGACGCGCGGCTTTACCGGGGGGCTCGGGTTAATCGTCGTGGATTACCTGCAAATCATGGCGGGCGATAGGCGCGGAGGAGATACGCGCGACAATGAGATCAGCGACTTGACCAAGCGGCTGGTCTGGCTCGCGGGTGAGTTTGATGCTCCGGTGATTACGGTCTCACAACTGAATCGTGGCGTTGAGACGCGAGACAAGAAAGACAAGCGTCCGCGACTCGCTGATCTGCGAGAGTCAGGCGCGATTGAACAGGACGCCTATGCCGTCGTGCTGCTTTATCGCGACGAGTACTACGACAATAACACCAGGCAAAAGGGCGTGCTGGAGGCAATAGTCGCAAAGAATCGCAATGGGTCATGTGGGACGGTGCCGCTGAGTTTCACGGGCGACTCGACCCGCGTTGCGAACCTTGCGACTTCCACCGAATGGGACGGCGAATGGTACAACCAATAAAACCCCCCACCTCAGCAAAACATTGCGCGACCTGCCGTCACTGGCACTCTGAACCCGACGGCAAGCGCGGCCGGTGTACCGCAGCGTGCGGGTGGCATGCGTACTACCCGCCGGAGCATAGCTGCCTGGCGTGGCGGGCTGCGCAGACGTCCCGGGTGCGCATGTCTAGCACTGGCGGGCCGGTCGACGCCAGGAACGCCCCGCGCCGGAACGACGTTGCCCCAGGACGCGCCGACGTGCCGATCGGCCCTCATGGGCCCGAGGATGCCCAAAACGCAAACACGGGCCCGTCTCGCGCCGGCAATCGCGAGGAGTCTAGGCCCCAAGTGCCCGAGGTGGGTGGCTGCGCGGACACGCTGATGAGCATCTTCGGGCTGCGGCGGGTACCGGAGCGTAAGCCATGACCGCTATCGCCGGCCTGCTCACATCGAGCCCGACGCTGTATCAGTGCGACACATGCGCAGACCTCATACTGCCGCGGTCAACGTACGCCGTGGGTCGCGTGCACATATGCGAGGCGTGCTGGGATAAGGGCCAGTGCCGGATCGTGCAATGCGATCGTTGCGGCACGCTGCTGGCTAGCCGAGACGTGCGTGTGGTTGATGATGACAGACTCTGCGCCGAGTGCGCGGAAGAGACGGAGGAGTGAATGGCGATAATAGGCGAGCTACCACTGAATGTGGACGGGATAACGGGTGAGCTACGGCCAAAGCGCAGCTGCGCAGAGTGCGGCAATGCTTTGAGCCAAACTGATTGGACAGTGATGGATCAGTATCCGGATATTGAGCAGACGCGATGTGGCGCGTGTGGCAAGCACAACTTCTATTCATGCCTGATAGCGCCGCCAAAGATACATGTTTGGCATTCACTGATTGAGGGACAGGATCCGGTGATGGTGTTTGAGCCATGCAGCGGCGTCGTTCCTGGGTCGGCTCGTAAGCTCGACGGTGCNNGTCACCGTCACCTGCACCGTCTGCCACGGTGACTGGTCACTGACTCACGACCCGTGCCCGGGCTGCGGTGCGCTGGCGTTTCCGCCAGAGCCGACGGCGGACGAGATAAGCGCGGGGGCAGATCGATGCTTGATGGCATGGTCGACAGACTGCGCCCACCTCGACCAACGCATCGCAGCCGCCCGAGCCGAGCATACCACCGAGCTCGGCACCGACTACGACTACCCGAACCACCCAGCGGCGTGGGCCAATGAGACTTGGGAGGAACCATGATAACAGACGCAGAGAAACAGGCGGGCCACTGCGGCACGTGCAAACACTGGGGAGCCAATGATGGTTTGGAGTTGGACGTGCGCGAGTGTGCACGGATCAGAGGGAGCATAGCAGACGGGTTAGTTTGGTTAGAAGTTGGAGATCCGTACGAAGACGCATGGTTGAGTACCGCGGTGGAGTTCGGCTGTGTGCTCTGGGAGCGGAAGGAGGAGCCATGATCCACGAGCCAACCCGCTACGCCGATGAGCTCACCATGTTCACGCTTGTCGAGCAGATCTGGAAGTTCTGGCAGCGGCTAACCGAAGTCACCGCCGAGCGAGACCGGGCTATCGCAGAACGCGACGAGTGGCGGGCACGGGCGGAGGTGCGGCGTGAGTAACCGAGCCAACTCGCTGAGTCGTAGGTTCAAGTTGGTGATTGAGAATACGGGCGCGCGCCTTATCGATGCAATGGGGAACCGTGTCGTATGGTCGACGTTGTGCGCGGATGCGTGCGCGCGTGAAATCGTTGCTCATGTGATGTCGGAAACAACGGGCATGGTGCGAGACTGGGCGGAGGTGGTTTATCTGAACCAGTTGTACGCAAAGGGAAGTGTTTACGTCGTGGATTCTCGGCTTCCGCCGCCGATACGTGTGAGCGTGGATCGGCATGGGTGTGTCTGCGCCGGCAAGAGGCAGAGGTAGCCGCACATAAAACAACGCCCGGCGAGAGGTGGCCACCGGGCGTTGGAACAGCAACGGGGAAACGAAACTGACAGGAAGCAAGGTAGCATGAATGCGGCACTAGATGCAACACGAAACGCACTCACGTGGAGTGATGAAGCCGACCTGTCATGGTTCTTTTCTGTTGGCCAGTCGACGTTCGAGCGGTCTACGTTTGGCGACTGCTTAGAGCGCGCCGAGCAGTTCGGTAGCGACGAGGACGGCAACCGCATCGAGCATCCGTCCGAGCAGGAGCGGCGTGCTTGGCAGTTTCATCGGCTGCGCTGTTGGCACCCGGAGCCGGTAAGCATCGACAAGCAGATCGCGAGAGAGCTCGAAGCGCTTATCGACTGGGAAGAGCTCGACCCGTCGCTGACCGTGCAGCCGTCGTCAGGGCGTGCCGGCGAAGAGCCGAGCTATGTGCCCGACGACTACGCGCTGAGGCGCTACGCGGTCGTTAGCCGGGCGCTGGCGTTGGTCCCCCGCGTGCACTTCCGGGCCTTGTCGGGCTACTTTGGGCTACGCGGTGAACACTTCGGCATGCGGGACTGCGGCCGAGTCATGGTGCTCTATGGCGAGACCCGGGCGGGCAAAATGCTGCTCGGCAAGTTCGCCGACAGGCACCGAGACAGGCGCCACGACGAGATACTCGAGCACCTGTGGGAGCAGCAGCGCTCCTGGAAGGACTTCGAGCGTGGGCGGCTGCTGCAGCTTGCCGAGGAGCAGGCGCTTGGGCTGCTCGAGCGGTCGAAGCGCAGCTACGCCGGCGCACGGGGTGCTCGATGATTCGCAGCCGGCGGCAGGTGTACTACGAGATCCCAGAGGTCGCGAAAATACTTGGGTGGGAATACCGAAAGGCCTGGAGATGGCTCAAACGTGAGAAGGTCCTGGTGTGGCGAGCCGGGCGACTGGTAACGACTCGCGAGAGGCTAGTGGCCGCTTTTCCCGAGGTATGGCAGCGGCTAGCGGCTGAGCGCACTGAATAGCATTCCACCGGATTCCACTGCATGCCGTAGCGTTCCACGGATGCATGATTATTGGCAGGAGCACGCCATGTAGGCGCGCCATCCAACCCGCCACGGGACGCCGCCGGTCAACGGGCGATTGCGGGGAGTAGGTGAGCCGTGGCTAAGCCGCGCAGCAATCAGCAAGAGCGACTCGAAGTCCTCGCAATCTACGCAGCCACAGGCAACGCATCGGAAGCGGCTCGTAAGACAAACGTACCAGAGCGCACGGCGCAAACGTGGGTCAGCCAGGCGATCGAGAATAACGATCCGGTCCTAGCGGACCTCGGCGCCAAGCTACGTGCGAGGGCCCTGGACGCCGCGACCCGTATGCTTGCGTCTGCGGTCGAACTAGCCCACAGCCGAGCGCACGACGAGGCCTGGTGTGAGCGGTTCAAGGGCGACCCTGGCCCGGCGTATATCAAAGCAATCGTAGACGCGCGCAAAGCGCTGGCGATTGAGTCGGCGACAGCCGAAGCCGCCGACAAGCCAGTCAGCGTGACGATCAACGTCAAGCGACTCGAGGACGTAGCCGATGGCTCGCCCGAGTCTGCAGATTGATCTCAAGCTAAACAGGCCGCAGCGGGAGGCGCTGGCGCTATTCGCGCCGCACCGCACGTTGTGTTTGGCCTGGGGCCGCGGTGTTGGCAAAAGCTACCTGATGCGGACGCTTTGGTGGTTGTTGGTTGCGCAGTACGATAGGCAAAAGCGTCCCGGCGGCAACCATGCCGGCGTGCGTATCATCACGATGATGCCCACGCTTAAACAACATAAAGACGTATTTGGCGCGGACATTCTGAACGATTTGTCCGGCAGTGAGTGGTCATGGCTGGGCGGCAAAGTCGACCGGTCGACATGGCAGATAGACTTCCCGGGCGGCAGTTGGATTAAGCCATTCCCGGCGGCTGAACACTCGTCGCGTAGTGCGTTGGGTATGCGATGCGATGCGATCTTTCTCGATGAGGAGGATCACATATACAGCGGCGTATTTGATACCGTTGCCATCCCATGGCTAAGCGCGCCATGGTCGCTCGGCATTATCGTTGGTTCCGGCACTCCGAGACGTGGCCGGCACGGGCTACACTACAAGCACTACAAGAACGGCCAACTGGGCGATCGAGTTAGAGCCGGCGAGACGATAGACGGCGTCGACGACGCCACCGCTAAGCAGCTCGCGCGGCATTATTCAGTATTCGCGACGTACTGCGACGCACCCGAGACGGTGCGACCGGATGCGGTTGCGCTGGCAAAAGCCACGACGCCTCGCGCAATCTTCCAGCGCGAGTGGGAGCACAACTTCGACGCCGCCGAGGGTCTTGTCTACGGTGACGTCTGGGAAGAGGGCTTCCACGTCCGAATCCCGCCCGCCGATATCGTCTATAGTCAAATCGTTGTAGGCGGCGATAAGGGCTATGAAGACCCCGGCGTCATGCTGCTCGGCGGCATCCAGGGCCACGGCAACGATGCCACGGTCTGGATCCTCGACGAGATATATCAGCAGCACAAGACGATAGACTGGTGGTGTACCCAGCTGGGGCAATGGGTCGGTGATTACGGCGTGCGCCGCGTCTACTACGACCCGAGCGCAGCCGAGTGGAAAGCTAGCTTCCGCCAGTCCTGCGCGGTGAGCACGCCCGACGTCGACAACAGCCGCGAGGAGGGCATCGACGCGGTGGCAAACATGCTGCTCCCACGTGAATACGATGGCGAGCCGCGGTATGCTCGGTTGTACGTCCACCCGCGCTGCCACAATCTGATCCGTGAGCTCAGCATGTATCGGCGCAAGCCGGATGCGAAAGACCCGGACCGGTACACCGACGATATCGTTGACCGCGACGACCACAGTTGTGACGCGCTTCGCTATCTCCTAGCCGGCCACTTTGGCCTCAAGAAAACTCTGCGCCAATGAGCAAATCACTCCTAGCCGGCGTTATCACTGGCACGTCCGCAGCTGTAGCCGGGACCACGGTTAACGCGACGACCGCGAGCGGTCTCGCGAAGTACGACTGGCTTACGGTAGAAGCTGACTTGCTCGGTGCAACCGGCGGCACGCTTGACGTGTACATCCAGCGCAAGTTAGCGACGAACCTCTGGCGCGATTGGATACACTTCCCGCAGCTTGCTGGCGGTGCCGCCGCTGTTAAGTACTCAGTGCAGCCGCAGGCATCGTCGTCAATTGTCGCCGTTGGCGGTGGTACTGACGCTGCGCCCGGTGTTGCGCTTGCTGCCAATACCACGATCGGCGGCCATCCTGGCGACGTGCTGCGTGTTGTGCTTGTTGCCGGAGCCGGCACATCTGCGGGCGCCGCTTATACTGTGCGCGTAATGGGCTGGAAGAACTAGGCCGGGTAACGTGTGGCTACAGCATTTAACCCACTCGACCGCCCGGAGTTCATAAGCCAGACCGCGCGCTATCGTGAGATCGCAAAGCTCGAAGCGATACTCGAGGGCAAGCAGTATGACGGCCGACCCGATTGGTGGACCGGCAAGCACCCGAACGGCGGCAAAGAGCATCCGCTAACGGAGCGCAAGCCGTGCGTTATCTATCGCCTGCCGCACGCTGCAGTTCAGCAGGTGGTGCGGTTTCTGTTTGGCGACGGCCGCTTCCCAAGCGTTAGTGTCGATGTGCCCGAGGATGGCGCAACCGATGACCTCTACCCCGCGTTAAGCGAAGAGCAATCCGTCGAACTCGAAGCGTGGATCTCAGATCTAATTGACGACGCGAATCTGCAGCCGACCATGCGCGCGATTGCCGGCAAGGCTATCGCATGCAAAACGGCAGTCGTCATTCTCGAGGCCGTCAACGGCGAGCTGAAAGCTACGCTGCCGCGCCCGCAGGACTGCGCCGCGAAGTTTATTGATGACCGACCCGATGGCGACGTCGAGCGGCTCGTCTGGTGCTACGAGTTCGATAAAGAAATTACCGACGAGCAGGGCAAGCCGACAACTAAGCGGCACCTGTTCCGGCGTGATTACGACGCCGCAGCCGTCTATGTCTACGCGGATGTCGAGCTCGAGCACGGCAAGGATGTAGAGTGGCCCGCGCCGCAAGTGCAGCCGCACGGGCTGACGTTTTGCCCGGTGCTCTGGCTGCGTAACGAGTGCGAATATGCGGACGGCATCGATGGCCGTTCGCTGTACGAGGATTCGGCCGAGGAGATCGAAGCGCTCGACATGACGCTGAGCAGGCGTCACCAGGGCCTGATATATCTCGGCGCTCCGCAGCTCATAGAGACCGCCGAGGACTACGAGACCACGCCCGATGCGCTGGGCCGCGCTGCGGCACCAGAAGCCGCATACGTTGCCGGCACCGGCGAACGCAAGCTTACGGTCAAGCAGGCCGCGCGCAAGACGGGCCCCGAGCATGTTTGGCATTACCAGGGCAAGGACGTCAGCGTTGAGCTACTCGAGACGACTGGCAAGGCCTTTGAGGTAGCGACCAACCACGTCAACGATCTGCGCGGTCGACTGCTTGAGACCTGGGGCGTCGTGCTTGCGAGCATGACGGACACGCTGACCCGTAACGTCACGACGGGCGCCGAGATGAGCGCGCGCTTTCTCGCGCTGGCTCACGCGCCGCTGATTGCTCTTGTCCAGGAGTATCGGCATAGCTGGTGGCCGCATGGTCTACGCCGCGTGCTCTCGATGTGCATGCGTATGTCGGTCGACCTCGCTGCGCAGGGTCAGCGATTAAACATTCCCAACAGCACGGCCGCGTCTGAGTTGCTCTCGCAATTCTACCGCGACGGCGGCTGGGTGTGCCCGCGCATGAAGCCGCACTGGGGCAAGTTCTTTGACCCGTCGGCACTCGAAATTGGTCAGAGCGTCGAAGCTGCCTCGAAGGCCAAAGAGGCGCTGCTGATATCGACCACGACCGCGACCGAGCACGTTGCGCATGCATTCGGCGTCGAGGACATCAACGAAGAGCTTGACGAGATCGAGGACGATAAGGCTGAGGCGGAAGCTAAGGCCGCCGAGGAAGCAGAGCGGCAAGCGGAAGCTCTGCACTCAATGGCGATAACCAGTGGCGGCAGTAGCGCAAACGGAACAGGAGCAGCGGGACGAAGCAAACCGCCGAACGCTCCTGGCGGCGGAAGCAGCGGCCCTACTGATACTGATCCGAAGCCAGCGCGCAGCCGTGGCAAGCGGCAGCCTCAGCGACCGCGCTAGGCGTCTCGAATCAAGCTTCGCGTCGGGCATCGTCGCCTCTCGCGTGTCGTCGGCACTGTACGCGGCGAACAGACTCCGATCGGAGCTGGCCAGACTGGGGCTACCCGGCGAGCTGGCATACCAAGCCGCTGCGGGCGGTGTTTCGGCGGCACGAGCGACAAGCACAGCCAAAGGCTTTGCTGGCACCTGGCTTGACCGTGCACGCGAGTTCGGGGGCAGCGCGGGCTCCGCAGCCAGGCGCGCTACCGACGCAATGCGCGGGCGCCTAGGCGTCATAGCGACGACCGAGTCGAGCCAGGCTTACAACGCCGCCCGGACGACCGGCGCGCGGGCTACTGGGCTCGCGCTGATGCGTCGTTGGGATTCGGTGCTGGACAAGCGCGCGTGCCCCGTGTGCGAAGGCGCCAACGGTACGCTAGTCCGAGTCAACGAGCCGTTCCCGCTCGGTGAGCCCGGCTCAGTACATCCGAATTGCCGGTGCTCATGGTCGCTCGAAGAGGTCTCTGGCACCGGCGAGACTGCAGAGCGTGAGCGCCCGCGGCTCGTAGTTGTACCGCCCGCGCAGCAGATTATTCGGCCGGCGACATTGCCGGGAATTGTCAGACCGACAGCGCTGCCGGTATTAACCCCGCGACCGCTCGCGAATGTTATCCCGATAACGCGACCGCGGCGCCGACGCAGCATAGACGTTATCCCGTTCCCAGACACACCGCTTGGCAAAGCTCGACTCACGAAGTGGGAGCGGCGGCACGCCCCGCTAGCGGCGCGACAACGCGTAGCGCGAGCTGCTGAGCATGCGGCGGCAGACAGAGACCGAGCAATACGCGACGGGCTGATAGCGAGGCCGATGCGGGCTAAAGCGCGGCCACCCGCGGCTGCTCGGACGGTAAACGTTGACATCAATAAACTTAGACTCATCGACCCACCGTCACCCATTGCGACCCCGGGCAAGTTCGCGAGCGTTGATGAGTACCGCAACGCAGCAAAGCGCGGCGTTGGCACACTGGGCAAGACCCGCGTGCTGACCGGCGGGCCACTTACAAAACAAGAAGCGCACGCGCTGTCGCGATACACGGGCAGCGCATACGGCCCGATGCGCGACGCGCAGCGGCTGACGCCAGAGGCGTTCAAGCGCAAGCACGCGATGCCGGTCAACCAGCACGCCAAGCTTGCTGCAAATGCCGAGACGGCACTAGCGAAAGCACGAGCTGCGCTAGGCACATACAATCCGGCAGCAACTGCACCCGCTTACCGTGGGCTCTCGGGCCTCACGCAGGAGCAGGCGCAGACGTTGGCGCAACAGTCTGTGATCGAGTTCGACGCGCTGTCGTCGGCGTCGTGGTCGCCCAATGTGGCGCCTGCGGTTCGTCGAGCCCGCCAAGGGTGACCCAACCGCCGGCCCGTGGGGCGTACTGCTTGAGCTCAAACACAAGAGCGGCATCGGCGTTGAGACGCTGAGCTCGTTCGATGCGGAATACGAGATCCTTTTCAGCAAAGGTACGCGGTTCCGTATTACCGGCCGTACCCGCATTGACAACAACGTCTTGCTGATTCAGGCTGAAGAGATCCCATGAACCTGCCCCCGACAGGCAAATTCCGAGGCCGCCGCGTCAAGCTGCGCGGCATCGAGAAGCGCCTGTCGCGAGATGAGCTGCCCCTGGTCGAAGTAACGCTCGAGTCTGGCGAAGTAGTGCGGCCGTGGCGTATGAATATGCATGCGCCCGTGTTTACGTATGCCGACGACGGCGTACTGAAGATCTGACCTAGCAAGACAAACCAAACGCATAGCCACGCGGAATAGCTCCGCGGCGGGCATGCGCAGAGATCTATTTGCAATGGCCAAATTCGACGAAACCACAGGCGCGAGACTCGACCCCGAGCCCGAGGCGATTAAGCCCGCGCCGCAAGCACCACCCGTGCCCGACAAGGGCGAGAACAAGCAGCCCCAGAAGGGCGGGAAGTAATACTTCATGGCAACTATCACCGTAAACTGCGCGACCGCAGCCAACAGTCAGGCCGCAACCGTCATCAGCAACGCCGTCTCCGCGCTGCAAGCCGCAGTCGTGTACGTGTCACCCACTGGCACATATGACACCGGCGCCGCGCCGTCGGTCGACGTGACGAACGTCGATCAGGCGATCGAGAACTCGCGCCGCAACGGAAAGACCGTGACGCTCGTCAGCGCGTGCGCAGCGCAGGCCGGCTACGATGCTACCAATGACAAACACTGGGCATTTTCGGTCGCCGCAGTGGCTGGTAACGACGTCGAGTGCGAGATCCACGAAGTCGCCGGCGCTGAGTACGCCAACGGCGTAGCGCTGCCGACGTTTTCGACTCCGCTGGGCATCTACGTGACGTTTACCGAGGCGTAATAACTCCCGGGCTGGCGACGCGCCCTAAGCGTCGCACTCAGCCTCGCCCAGTGTGCTGCAAACACTGAGCATATCCAATCCCAACGGCTAGCCCCCGGTACATCGGGCGTGAAGGGATACCAATGAGCGACCAGCAAGCGCTGCCGCAGACGGATACGTCTGTCCAGCAACCCGCAACTGAAGCACCCGCAACTCAGCCCGAAGAGCCCGCGTGGCTTCCCGACAGGCTGAAACAAGCGCGAGCAACGGCGCAAAAGCAGCTGCTCCAAGAGCTCGGTGTCACCGATCCCGGTGACGTCAAAGCCAAGCTTGCGGAGCTCGATAAGCTGAAAACCGCGCAGCTTACCGACCAAGAGCGGATCGCAAAGCAGCTCGCTGAGCTGCAACCGAAAGCCGATCTCGCCGACAAGCTGCAGGCGCAGTTCTCGTCGATTGTCGACTCGCAATTCTCGGCTCTGCCCGAGATGCAACAAGCAGCGATCGATAGCGTAGCAAGCGGCGACGCGGGCAAGCGCTGGGAGCTCATGCAGGTGCTCAGAGCAGCGGGCGGCGCAGTCATAGCGGCCGCCGCACGTCCCGCAAACACCGCACCGGCGGCACCACCGCCACCGGCGCCAACGCAACCGCAAACACCGTTCCAGCGCTGGGAAGCACTGCAGAAAACAGACCCGGTGCAGGCGTCAATTTTTCACCAGCTCAACGCATTCGCGATTGAGCAGAGCCGAGGATAACCAATGGCATTTATTGGACGGGCGAGTCTGCCCACTAATTACGAGGATTTTGCTCGTTCAGCGACGGCCAGCCTGCTGCTTCCGCAGCCGGAGCCGCAGTATCTGTTTGCCCACTGGGCAATGGCTGGGCGGCTTTCGCTCGCCGCGCTCAATGCAGGCGCAACCAGCGTGCAGCAGTACATCACCGCCGCCGGCGGTGGCGCACCGATTCCGCAGGACCTCGACCGCATGGCGCGAGTTGCCGATGCGTTCCCCGGCTTCGTACAAGCCGTGGACGTGTTCGGACCGAACGCTGGCGACACGGTCAAGTTTCAGCGCCCGAAGTTCTCGACCGGCGGCTTGACCGAAGCTGCACGCGAACTCACCACGGACGCCGCAATCTCGACCACGGGTCTCGCGATCCAGATGGAAGAGGTGCCGGTCGTGCTCAAGCAGTTCCACGGCCCATATGACGGCGCCGGTGCTGCTGTGCAGCCGTATGCAATCGCCAACTTCGATGCGAAGTATCGGGCAAACAAGCTGCAGCTCGCGAGCGTCGCCAGCCTGCACTTGAAGCGTGATTACACCTACTGGCTCGACGCTGTTATCCGTGACCGTTTCCGCGCAGCGCGGTACACTACGCTATCTAACGCCGGCTATGCCGACGTGACCGCGTATGTTGCCGGCGGTGGTCAGCGCTTCGATCTCGACACCATCTTCCGAGCACGCAAGACACTCAGCGACCGCGAGTGGCAGCGCTTCCCGAACGGTCGTTACGCCTGCCTCGTGCCCACGGTGTTCAACACTGACATGCTGTCGGACGTTGACTACCGCGAGATGTCGAAGGTGCATGCCGACGGTCGAAACCAGCTCTACGGCTACATCGGCAGCGTGCAAGACATCGACTTCTTCGAGTGCACGACCCTGAGCTCGTACGCTCCAGGTACTACGCCGCTTGGCGATAAGACCGGCGTCGTCCCGGCTAACGTTACGCTTCAGGAAGCCCTGCTAGTCGGCCCCGGCGCTGTCGGTATGGGCACTGCCGCTCCGGATCCCGAAGGCACGGTCGGCCCCGTTGTTCGCTTCGCTGATGACACCAACTACGGCACGATCGCCAAGGTGATCTGGTACGCGCTGCATGCGTTCCAGACCGTCGATGAGCGCGGCGTACAGCGCATTCTCGCGCAGAGCGCATAAGGACTAACCATGGCTGACTATACCAAAAGCCAAGTAGGCCGCGCCGCTGCGGTGCTAACCAACGGTGAGGTCGCGGGCGCTGCTCTCGACCTCGCCCAGGTGCACGACGCGACGTTGACCGTTGATCTGAGCTTCACGATCGGCAACCTCGGAAGCTGCACCGTGAAGTTCTACGCGACCCACGACGGCACCAATTACGACCTAATCAATGCGGGCGGAGCCGAGCTTACGCAGTCGCTAACGGCAAGCACCGAACGCTGCTACGTCATGCCGGCGCTACACGGTTGGAAGAAATTCCGAGTGTCGATGCAGGGCGTTGGCGACTTTACCAACTCCACCGCGAACTACACCTATCGGTGGCTGCGCAAAGGGAGCCAAATCTAATGGCTGTCGCATCATCTAGCGCGGGTCGCACCGCTGCTGTGCTAACCAACGGTGAGGTCTTCGGGTCGGATTGCGACCTGCAAGCCTCGCTTGACGGCAAGGTCTGCGTGGATCTGTCGTTTACCATCGGTAACCTGACTAGCGTTACGCTTGCCGCGTACGCTGGGCCCGCGGCAACACCGACCGACGCACTCTATATCAATGGCGTACGTCAGACGATGTCACTAACGGCATCGGCTGAAGGTTGCTTCGTATTCGAGTGCCCCGGCGCGCGGTACTTCCGCGTGTCGCTAACCGGCGTTGGTGATTTCACTAACTCGACGGCGGCGTTTACCTATCGCTACCTCGACTACGAAACCACGTCCAAGCAGGACGGCGAAGTGAGGGTCGGTTAATGGCAACGAGGACAACGGTAGCGGCCCGAACGACCGCTGCGCTCACTGGCGGCGGCGCAGAAGATTATGCCGCCGATCTCGACATGAACAACACCCTCGACGGGTGGGTGACGGTCGAGGTCACGGGCACCACGGCGCTGCTAGACAGCATCACGCTGGCGTTTCATGCGGGCCCAGCTGCAACGCCGACAGGCACAATAAGCAACGGTGCGGCGGCCATGACCGAAACGATCGCTGCGGCCACGTGGACGCGGGTAGTGTCGTTCAAGGTCAACGCGCGGTACTTCCGCGTGAGTGTCACTGGCGTAGGCGCTGGCGGTCCCGTCGGCTCCGACGCCGTGATCAACTACTACTACCAGCCCAACGCCATGACAGGCGCGCTGGTAAACGGCGCAATCAAGATCACGTCCTAGCAATCGAGGGCCACCGGGTGAGCTCGGTGGCCTCATAATCCCATGACGCTATCCGCAGCCGAGATTGAGTCACTGCGATATCATCTCGGCTACGGCTGCCTAGCGGTAGCGGCTGAGACGTATACGCCAGACGGCTTCTACGAGATCTTTAACTCGGTCGTCTCGCCGAACCTTTCGACGGGCACCGAGACAACGTCAGCGACGGCCGTAACGGCTAGCAGTACAACCACGATCACGGTTGCGAGTATCGGCGCGATCGCCGCATACCAGCAGCTCGTCGTGGATGTAGCTGAGCAAGCGGAGGTGGTTACGGTCAAGGCCGTAGCCGCCGCGACGCTTACCGCGTACTTTACCAAGGCTCATACGGGGACCTATCCCGTGGCGACGATGTCAGGCCTGGCGCGCTTGCGGCTTATGCTGCACGATGCGGATCTGGCGTGGCGTGCAATGACCGACGGCAGCGTTGGCGTAATTGCTGGCCTCAAGTCTGTCGACAAGGGCGATGTTGAGTGGTTCCAGGGCACGCCGGTTTTGGCCGGCAAGCTTGCGCACTACAAGGCGATCGTCTCGGCTATCGCGTCGCTTGTGCAAGTACCACCGCAGTGGGTAACGGCTGGCGGCGATGGCAGCTGCCGGCTCGAGGCATATTAAAGCGTCCGGGCAAATCCATTAATAGGCGATCACGTTATTAAAGCCAACTGCAATGACCTTGGCCTCGTCACTACTGCCAGCGCTGACAGCGGCGCGTGCTATTGCGGGCCAGCTCGGTCTGCGCCCGTATACAGTGGCGGTCATCGTCACCGCGCGCGCTGGCTCGTATGGCCTCGAGGGGGCTGCAACCGCGACGACCACCCGCCGAAAGTGCGCCACCTCAACGACGAGGAGCGCGCGCTTGGCAACCTCGGCTCTGGCTCTGTTGAGATCGGTCCGATCACGCCATCGCATGCCGGTGGCGGTATCACGCTAAGCGCGCTTACCGGTGGCGCGATGTCAGCGGGCCAGGTGCTGCACTACCGGCTCACTGGGCCGTCATATCCGGCGGGTCAGCTGTTCCGCGTGGTCGACTCTAACGCTGATTCGGCGCTGCATTACACCGTCAAGCTCGAGCCTGTTAGCGCATCATGACCGACTCGCTATACCGCAAGGTCGGCGATCTGTCGCTGCCCATTGCGGACGCGACGGTTATCCCGGACCCGGCTCTGACCGAGATGCTTGCGCTGTTTGCGCAGGCTATCAATTCGGAGTTGGCAGCGGCGTGGACAAGCGCGATGACGGACACGCCAATGACCGGCACAACGCCGGTACAGGCCACGCTACCGATGGCGCCCGACGCGCGCACGGTCCGCGAGTGGAAAGCTGGCTTCCCGTTGCTGGCGCTGTCTCGCGTTGGCGAGGCCGAGTGGTCGGACTTCACGATCGGCAAAGCCCAGCGCGTCCAGCGTTGGGAGCTCCACTACATCCTGGCACCGCTGCAGACACCGCACCTGCATCGGTTCCTAGGCGCGCTCGCGCATGTGCCGGTTATCGTCTCGCAGACGATCGATATCGGCGGCCATCCTGATTACGACAGCGGTACACGGCAGTTTGACTCGTTCGCATCGCTCAAGCTCTTGAACAGCACGAGCGGGCAAGCGAGCTTCGCCGAGGACTCTGACGGCGCACTCTACGCCGCATGCACGATGACGCTCGAAGGCGTTGAGCTAGCCGACTACGTGCCCGGCATGTTCGACTCGCTAATCGGCACAAGCTTCGAGCTTGGCGTTGGCGACGCAACCGAGATACTGCCGAGCGTAATCTACGCGGTAACCGACCCGTGAACGGCCCGATAAACATCCGCGCTTTGCGACGGATGCATCGGCAGTTCAGTAACGACGCTCGCCGCGAGGTCGGCGACACACTCGAAGATGCCGGCGAGTTTGCTGCAGACCACGTTGCTGCGCACTCGAAGTTCAAGCGCCGGTCACCGGCAGGCGCATCGCTCAAAGACGCGACCGAGCACAAGCTGATCCGTACGAAGCGCCATCACCGACTGATACTCACAAGCAAGAAGCGCTACGCGATGCCGATTGAGCTTGGCTCACGGCCGCACGTGATACGCAGTCGCCGCGCTAAGTTTCTGCGGTTCATCGGTCGAGACGGCAGCGTTGTTTACGCTCGCAAGGTCAATCACCCAGGCAACCGTCCCTACCGGTTCCTCTGGAACGCGACCGACGCGGCTTTCCGCGTTGCTGGCCAGCAGCTGAACGTCGGCATCAACCGACTCTGCTCCAAGCAATACAGATAAACGCGCTCTAGCCGGGCGCCGAGGAAAATCATGAAGCTACGCTTTTATGCGCGCGGCGATCTGCTTGCGCGAGTGCCCGGGTACACGCCGCGAGTCGGCGATGTTCCGCGTTATGTCGGCCGCAGTTACGCCGTCGTTGACGGTCTCGGATCGCACCCAGCGTCGGAGTCGTCATATGAGCTTGACTCGACGTCACCGCTCGCAGCGCGCCTCTGCAAGTTCGCACGGCGCGGCGAGGTGTGGTGCGCCGATAAGGACACCGCGGCTGCCATTGGCGTCGCGTTCGTGCCCGTCAAATTCGCTGATGGCGAATGGGTAATCGATTCAAAGCCCGCCGGTAAGGCGAGGGAGTAACCAATGCCGAACATCCCTATCACTGGCATGCCGGATTCGTACCGCGTGCCCGGCGGATATGCCGAAATTCTGTTTGCGCAGGGCGCCGCTAGTGCAGCGCTCGCGGGTCGCGAAGTCGTCATTGCGATGCCGAAGCTTGCTTCGGGTACCGCCGTTGCTGGCACGCTGTACGCGATCGGCAACGAGGCCACCGCGATCACGCTCGCAGGTGCTGGCTCGCCCGCGCATCGCGCGTGTCGCCGTTTTCTCAAGTGCAACAAGACGCAGAAGCTTTGGCTTCTTGGCTGCGACGGGTCAACCGGCGCGGGCCTGACGTCGGCTACCGGCACGCTTACGTTCACGAACGTCGCGACCGGCACTGGCGTTGCGACGGCCACGATCTGCGGCGAGGAGTGCAGCATCTCGATCGCTAGCGGTGACGCTGTGGCCGCCATGGCCTCCGCGATGGTGTTAGCGGTAAACGCTAGGACGCATCTGCCAGTCACGGCCTCAGCGCCTGGTGGTGGCGTTGTCACGCTGACCGCCAAGCTCGGCGGCCTATCGCAGGGCGACAACACCACGGCGACCATCCGTATTCGCGCGACCATTACCGCGGGCATTGCGACTACGTTCGTGGCCGCGTCTGCTGGCGTTGGTCTTGCTCCTGGTGTTGCCGGCGTGGACGGCGCAGTCACCGAGCCGGCGAACCTCGCGACGGCGTTGGCCGCGCTTGATGCGGTCCGCAAGTACTACATCGTTACGAGCAATCCGATCGCGACAAGCCTGACGAATTTGCAGACGCATGTCAGCAACAAGTCGGAGCCGCGTCCTGGCCTGCGATCGGTCGGTATCTGCGCATTCAATGGCGCGCTCGCCGCGTGTCAGACGCTCGCCACCGCGCGCAACTACGAGCGGCTATGGCTGATGTGGCAGCGCAACAGCGACGACGATCCGGCAAGCATCGCCGCCAACGTCGCCGCCGTCGCCTCGAAGAAATTCGACGTCAACCCGGTCTACAATTTCGACTCGTACACCGGCAGCGATTGGCTTGTCCCGCCCGCGTTTGCGGTCGCCGACTGGCCCGACGATGACGATCTGAACGACGCCATCAATGACGGCATCACGCCGATCGCTAGCACCACGGGCGCTTCGAGCATCGTCATGCTTTGCTCGACACGCAGCAAGACGGTGGCCGGTGGCACGATTGACGACTTTCGCGCAACCGAGGCCCACCGCATTAGCGGCGCCGACTATCACGTTGACCAGCTGCTCCAGACCTACGCGCTGCGCTACTCCGGCAAGAGCCTGGCGAGCGACAAGCTGCTTTCCGACGGCACGGTCGACCCGAATCAGCGGCTAGCGTCTGGCGTTGTAACGCCCGCGACGTTCAAGCCCTGGATTCGGCAGATCATCCGCGACGACGAAAGCAAAGGCGTGCTGCAGGACGCAGACGCCTCGATCGAATCGCTGCGAGTTGAACGCGACCCAGCAAACAGCGGGCGCCTCGAGTGCGGCCATGACCTCCACATCGTCGACCTTCTGCACCAAGCAACGTTCCGCGTTGCTGAGATCTCGGAGGGGTAACAGCTATGGCACTCGGTAACTATGCAAACCTAGCCGTATTCTATAACGGCGCGTTTCTCACTCAGCTCACTAACGTGAGCATGACAACCAACAGCGGCAATCAGCGCGTCGATCTGCTGAACGAAGGCCTCGGTGGCTTCTCGTCTGGTAGCGGCGACACAACGATCAGCCTCGGCTTCCCGATTCCGATCGCGGGACCCGAAGTCAACTATCAGCAGGACTGCGCTGATGGCAATTTCGTTACGCTGCAGATCGGCTGCGGCAAGCTCAGTTATATCGGCACCGGCAAGCTCGAAAACTTCGAGCTATCGCAATCGGTGAACGCCAATGCCGAGGGCAGCGTCAATTGGGTCGGTGAGCTCAAGCCGTTCGAATAATCTCTCTCATGCATAACCGATCGCGCCGGGAGTAAGGACCGGCGCTGTCGCGGGATCTCCTTGCTGTTTCTCCCCCCTCGCCCCCGAGCGGCTGCGCTGCCTTACTCTGCGCCCGCTCCGGGGGCCTTTTTTACAGGTGAACAGTGGCAGGTCCGCCCAAAGATGTATCGCCATCCGAGCTTTGGCTAAAGCTTCACGAAGCGCCAAAGCCGAGCGAAGTGGTTGATTTTCCGCGTGAGGGATTCGGGCAGGTACGCGTGCAAGTGCTGAGCGGGCGCGAGCACATACAAGCCAGGATTGCGGCGCGCAAGCGGTTCACGTCGCTACAGCTCAGCGACAAGGACGCTGAGTCAGCGACCATGCAAGACCTGCTTGGCGACCTCATCGCGCAAGAACTGCTAGCCATGTCGCTTGTGTCGGTTGAGCCGATACCGGGACGCCCCGACTCGCTGGCGCCGATATACGCAAGGCTCTTTCGCGACGGTAAAGACATCGACGACATGATGACGGACGAGCTCGCCGTTCTGTTCAATCATTATGTCAACGCACAGCACAAGTATGGGCCGACGGAAAAGTCGATTGAGTCAGACGAGGAGTTAAGCCAGTGGATCAAGGTCTTGGCCGAAGGAGCCGAGTCCGACCCTTTAGCTCGCTTTGCCTTGCCTCAATTGGTGGCGTGCACTTACTTGTTGGCGGAAAGAGCCTATTCGCTGTCCCAAATCCTGGAGTCCCAGTTCTCGACCTTGCCAGATACTTTGGCGTCGAGCCTCAAAGCCTGGGGGATTGGAACCGGCTTCTTTGGCGCGCAGCCCGAAAAGCCAACGGACACCTCTTCGGAAAAATCGCCTGAGCCCGCCGAGCCGATAACGATGGCGCAAGCGCTCGATAAGGCGAAGAAGCTGCGCACGAAAGCATAATGCCGTTTACGCTCCAATATGACTTTGCCGTCGTTGGCCTCGGCGCCGTCGACCGTGCGCTCGCTGGTATTGAGCGACGCATGGCCGTGCATAACGCACGGATAACCCGCGCCACGGGTGGCGCCGGTGCGGCAGCCGCCGCAAAGTCTCCGGCCAGAGTTGCGGCTGCGTCCTCCGCGGTTGCGGATAGGACTGCCGCAAGAGCTGCCGCCGCAGAAGCGCGCCACGCCGAGAAGCTTTTCCGATACAAGACACAGCTACAGAACCGCTACTTCGCACAGGAGCAACGCCAGCGCGAGAAGGCCGAACGCAACGCAATCGCGCACGCTAAGCGCGAGGCCGCAGCGCGCAAGCGGTTCTCGCATGCCACCGTCGGCAAGCTCGGGCGCTCTGCCGCGGGCGTCGTGTCAGGCGTTGGCAGTATGGCCGGCGCTGCACTCGGCATCGGTGGCGG